GTTTATGATATAGATAATGTCCAATTGCACTGTATATTAGCTTCTAGGTATGTACAATGAAAATAGCTTGGCTAGACATAGAAACGACTTATAAGATTAAGGAAGATAAGAAGTCTGATGCTGACCCCTACACAGGAAACATGTTGGTGTCTGTAGGCTATGTACATGGGCTTGAACAAAATTATCTCTGCTTTTATCATAAGGAGCAAAAACCTACTGAAAATGCTAAAGACATTCTACAAGGTGTTTTAAATGATACAGATCTGTTGGTGGGCCATAATATAAAGTTTGACTTAAAGTGGTTAAGGGCTTGTGGATTTACCTATACAGGCAAAGTCTACGATACTATGATAGCTGAGTATCTCATACATGGAGGAGAGAAGGTTCCTTTGTCTTTAGAGAAGTGCTGTGAACGATATGCCTTGTCTCCAAAGAAAACTGGTTTAATCCATGAATTTTTACAAAAAAATGTGTCATTTGAGGACATACCTTGGAAAGTTGTAGAGGAGTATGGTCGTGCTGATGTACAGATAACAAAAGAGCTACATGAGGCACAGGTAAGTAATATGCCTAAATCTTTACAGGCAACCTGTGAGTTAATGAATGAGTTCTGTGATGTACTGTGTGATGTAGAAAATAATGGATTGCAGATAGGATTACAAAATCTTTTTGAAATTAAAACTACCTATACAAAAGAGTTAAAAGAATTAGAACAGTATTTAATAGAACAGGTTAAGGTGTTGATGGGGGATACTCCTATCAATTTAGACAGTCCGGAAGATAGATCAAAGGTTATATTTTCCAGAGAAGTTTTAAATAAAAAACAGTGGGCACGTTACTTTAATCTAGGGTATGAAGTAAGAGGTAATACAAGAAAGAAAAGGAGACCTACATCCTTGAGTGTGAGAGCTTTTCAACAAAGTATGGTAAGATTTACAAGACCTTTATTTAAAACAGTTATGAGAAGATGTACTGCCTGTGGTGGTATAGGATATAAGTATGCTTTGAAAAGAGATGGTACAGTAGGAAAACAAAAACGTATCTGTGTGGTATGCAGTAAAAAGGGTGTAGTATACAAACCAACTAGAGAATTTGCAGGATTAAATTTACAGCCTGCTAATTCTAACGATCTTACTATACATGGCTTTAAAACTGATAGGCCTACTCTAGAAAGATTAGTACTTACAGCAAGAGAGAGTCAAAAAACATTTATAGAAAATTATATAAGATACAATGCTATTAAAACATATTTAAAAACCTTTATTGAAGGAATAGAAAAAGGTTTAGATAACAAACGTAGAATCCATCCTCACTATATGCAATGTGTTACTTCTACAGGAAGATTATCTTCTAGGAATCCTAACTTTCAAAATATGCCTAGAGGAGGAACCTTTCCTGTACGTAAGGTAGTTATAAGTAGGTGGAAGGATGGATACATACTTGAAGGAGATTATTCACAGTTAGAGTTTCGGGTTGCCGGATTTCTAGCTCAGGATAATAAAGTGTATGAAGATGTTAGAAATAATGTTGACGTACACGAATTTACAGCATCTGTTCTTGGAGTGTCTAGACAAGATGCAAAAGCTGATACGTTTAAGCCTTTGTATGGAGGTCTACTTGGTACTCCAAAGCAGATGGAATATTATCGTGCATTTAAACAGAAGTACAGCAAGATTACTCAATGGCATGAACAATTACAGAATGATGCCATTACAAATAAACGTGTTGTACTTCCTTCTGGCCGATACTATAGTTTTAAAAATGTATATAGAATGAGGTACGGAGGTGTTTCAAACTCGACAGCAATAAAAAATTATCCTGTACAAGGGTTTGCCACAGCTGATCTTCTACCTATAGCATTAATAAAATTAAAAAAGTTGTTGACAGATCGTAAAATGCATAGTATAATATGTAATACAGTTCACGATTCCATTGTAATGGATGTCTACCCACAAGAGCAGGATCTAGCTGTACAGACAATGAAAGAAGCTATGTTGTCTTTGCCTAGTGAATGTAAAAGTAGGTATGATATTGATTACAATATGCCGATAGGAATCGAGATTAAAATTGGTAATAACTGGTTAGATATGAAGGAGGTTTATAAATCATGACCGAATTAACCACAATGAATACTACTCTGCCTGCAGATATGTCAAGTGTCTCGACAGAGGAGATGATGAAGCTAACAGGCCAACTAGATATTTCTACTACTAAATCCTCTTTAAGCAGATTGGCAATTAACCATGCTGCTGAAGATAATGATGGTAATAGTTTACCTAGAGGTTGGTTTAGTTTGTACACACCTGAAGAAACAGTGTTTGGAGAGAAAGCAGTCATGAGAGTTTTCATGAGAACTTATTCTTATTTCGTCTGGGATAATGAACAAGCTGCTTTCTCCTGCCAGACTGTACAGGCACCATCTTTCAGTAGTGATTTCTATGATACTGAGGGTGGTTTAAAGTGTGGTAAGCTAGATAGTGTAACTCTAGATAGCCTACCAAAGGACAGTCCGGAATGGGCTGTACAGAAGAGTATCAAGTGTAGTCAAAACCTTTATGGTTTGATCTCATTTGAGAATGCAAAGAACAGAACTGGTGGTAAAACTACTGTCGAGAATGTTCCTTGTGTTTGGTACGCAAAAGGTGCTAATTTCAGCCCTGTAAACGACTGCCTAAGAAGTCTGAGTAGACAGAAGCAACCTATGTGGCTGATGAATATCGGACTGTCTTCAGTACGGAAGAAAAAAGGTGGAAACATCTACTTCCATGCAGAGCTAACACCTCAAAAGGCTGTCTCATGGGTAGAAGAAGATGATGCCTTGATGCGTCAGTTTATGGAATCAGTCAAAGCTTATAATGATAATGTTATGAAGTCTTATCATTTAGCTACTAGTGATAAAGTAGAATACGATTCTGTAATTAATGAATAACTTTATACTACATAAAGTACAAGGGTTTCTAGATCGTGTATCTAAAGAGGGTACCGATCTAGATCCCAAGCTTGTAGAAGAATTTAAAGAAGCTTGTGCTAAGTCTGTCATTCGTCAATTTTCTAATAGAAAAGAGGAATGGAGACCTCGTATGTCTTCGTTAGGAAGACCACTTTGTCAACAGAAAATGGAGAGAGATAAAGCAGAAAAAAACTTAGAATACAATGCTATACTCCGTTTTATGTTTGGAGATATAGTAGAAGCTCTTACCATTTTGGTAATGAAATCGGCAAAAATAGATATTGAAGCCGAACAAGAGAAAGTAAATTTAAAGCTAGGTAAAAATTCTGTTTCTGGTACATTAGATGTTGAGATAGATGGAAAGGTATGGGATATTAAATCAGCAAGTCCTTATGCATTTGAGCATAAGTTTGGGGATTTAGGTGGCTATAAAAAAATAAAAGAGGATGATGTTTTTGGTTATATTGTACAGGGGTATCTGTATAGCCAAGCTAAGAATAAAGATTTTGGTGGATGGATTGTTGTTAATAAGGCTAGTGGAGAGTGGGCAGTTTGTGAAGCTCCTTCTATACAGGAGGCTGATAAAAAAGAGGCTTTGGATTTAGCAGAGAGTAACTTAAAAGCTTTATTAACAGGAGAGAAATTTAAAAGATGTTTTACAGATACAGCAGAAACTTATAAAGATAAAGATGGTTCTATAAAGAATACTGGAAACAGGTTACTGTCTAGCATTTGTGGATTTTGTGATTTTAAGAAAACGTGTTGGCCTGATTCTATAATGTATAGAAAAGTATCTTCCAATGCTCGTTTTCCGAAATCTGTATGGTACAGCAAACTTAAAAAAAGGGAATTATAATGCCACTTTACTTTCAAACTGACGTAACTTTTTCTGATATATACATGAACGATAATGTTTGGTTTGCTTTTCCTGATTCAGAAGATCAGAAGAGTGGACCAGATGTTATAAGAGAATTAAGAGCAGGCTCTACTGCTTTACCTATAAGAGTGTGTAAAAGTTTTTATGATGGAGGTATGTGGGAAGATTATGACTATGATAAAAAGACAGCAATGATAGTTGAAGATTTGAGTAAAGTACAAAAGGTACTTGATAAAGGAGCTTTAGTTTGTTTTTACATGGCTGAATGGACAGAGTCTTTAGAGAAGATGAGAAAGGATGCTATTCGTATACAGACTTTTGCTATAAAGCATTCCGGAGCTTTGTTTGATGCCTATCCTCCAAAAGATATAAAAAGATATAGACCATGAAATGTTGGCATTGTAACACCGAATTAATTTGGGGTGGGGATCATGATATGGAAGAAGAAGAAGAGGACTATTGTATGTCCACAAACTTATCCTGTCCAAAGTGTGGTTCATTCTATATGGTTTATCTACCTAAAGATAAGGAAGAAAGTGATTGAAACGAGCACATGGATACCGATCTAATTTTGAATTAGACATAGCTAATCAATTGGCTAAGAATAGTATACTTTTTGAGTATGAAAAAACTGTTATTGATTATATAAGAGAGTGTACATATACTCCTGACTTTTATATAAAAGAAAAAGATTTCTATATAGAAGTAAAGGGTAAGTTTGATCCCTCAGATAGAGGTAAGCATTTATTAATCCGTAAACAGCAACCTGATTTGGACATACGATTCCTGTTCATGAATGCTAAAAATAAATTATACAAAGGATCTAAGACAACTTATGGCAGTTGGTGTGATAGACATAAGTTTATGTGGTGTGAAAGTTTTATACCAAAGGAGTGGATGTATGACTGATAAAGAAAGATTTGATAAATTTAAAAAGGATTTGCCTAAAGAATCTTATGCTATTATAATAAAAGATTCAGAGCATGGTTTATCTGAATTTATGGCTTACGATACTACAGAAGGAAGTGAAGTTACAAATGGTTATGTAATACTGAGAGGATTTATTGAACTGTTAGAGACACAAGTAGACACCGTAGTGATGCATGGTCAAGCTGCAATCTTTCGAGATTTAAAAGTTCGTAAACCGGAAACAGAAGGTCAACAAAAGAGTAATGGTAATATAACAATGGTGGATTTTAAAAAATGAATGTACATGAAAGACATGATGAGTATATGGCAAGATTAAATAAAGAAGAAAAAATAAGCCAAGAGTTAAAGGTATTGAAAGGATCGAAAGCTACAGATAAGCAAGTAGGAGGAGATCACTATAAGGATTTTAAGATTATGCCTGTAGAATATATTTCAAAAAATAATCTTGACTTCTGTGAGGGAAATATAATAAAGTATATCTCTAGACATAAATTAAAAAATGGAGCAGAGGATATAAAAAAGGTTATACACTATGCAGAATTGATATTAGAATTGCAATACGGAGAAAAATTAAATGGCAGCATTGATGGGAAGTAACTATTTACCTACAGAGTACCAATCATTTATTCATTTATCAAGATACTCAAGATGGATACCAGAAGAGGGAAGAAGAGAAACGTGGTCTGAAACTGTTGGAAGACTTATAAGTTTTTTTCGTAATCATGTGGATAATAATATAGAAGCAAAGATAGATAAGAATACATGGAAGGAAATAGAGGAAGCTATTTTATCTTTACAAGTTATGCCAAGTATGAGAGCACTTATGACTTCTGGAAAAGCTTTAGAAAGAGAGCACATAGCTGGCTATAACTGTTCATATATACCGATAGATAACCCTAAAGCTTTTGATGAAGTGTTGTACATACTAATGAATGGTACTGGTGTAGGCTTTTCTGTGGAGAGGCAATATGTAAATGGATTACCCACAGTACCTGATAGGGATTTTGAACATACAGATGATGTCATTTCTGTAGCTGATTCTAAAGAAGGATGGGCTAGGGCCTTTAGAGATTTAGTCTCTTATCTGTACACCTGTCGTATACCTAAAGTAAACGTAAATAAGATTAGACCTGCAGGTGCTAG